CGTTCTTCATCCAATTTAGAAGCAGCATATAAGTTATAATATTGAGTAGTTATCTCAGTCGCTAACTGTAAATCTAAGAATGGATCCGGAGGCGTAAAGATACCATCTTCCACAATCTTGTCCAATAGCTGATAGATTCGTTCTTCCGATGCATTAGATAATTTTTCGACTTGATCTAAATCTGGATAATCTAGTAATCGTCGTCCTTCTTTGATAGACAACATACCGGATTGCGTCATTTCGACTATCTTTTGTAACCTTCCTGCAGGATCTCTTGGTAGACTGGATTGATTGAACACTTGTACCACGAACGGGTCCTGTATCAGTTTCATTTCAGGAAGGTTAATTTCTTTAGTGCCGTCTTTATTCGGATATACTGTTTGATATTCTCCGTCTCTACTTGCGATATCTTTAGCTAAATCAACAATTTGATAAGTTAGGTCAACAAAAAAGTTATCGTATCTTTTTGATAATGAGGCTAATCTGTCTGTACTTATATCATCATAAGATCTGATTGCCTCGCCAGAATTTAATCCTGCCGGTTTTTGGCTAGAAGCATCTAGTGCAGATACTCCACATTGTTGATATCCATACTCAATCAGTCTTTGTAATTGCGCATAAAGCTCTTGAGGAACGCAAGGAGCTACTTCAAATACGGGCTTTGTACCCCTATACTTAACAATGGTGCCGACGTCGTTATTAAAGCTCGAACTTGATACTTTAGAACCTTCTTCAACAAATATCCTAGGAACGCCGACTATCTTAATAGCTCTGGAAATTGTATATAATAGAGAGTTAATTTCAATTTGAGTTCCCATGAGCTGCTCTGCTAACCCTTGTGCCCAGAATCCTAATAATCTTGGAGAATATGGTAAAAATACAAAGGGGAACGCGTCTTTGTCCCACGCTTCGTCTAAAATTATCCCAGAAGTACAGGCTATTGTATGACGACCATCAGTGGCATTTTTACCACTCTTTAAGTGCCATCCTTCAACTACTAATACTTGATCGGACACGGTTCTTGAAGCATCGGAAGAGTTATCTGGAAAAGCTGTCTCTGCTTCAGTAATGACCTGTTTATATCCTGGACATATGTCTTTTAATACTTGTCTATCTACAAGCTTGAGTTGATATATCTGTCTAGGTTCTCCGTAAAGTCCATCATTTGAATCTACTAATATTTCTGTTCCAAGTACTCGTTCTAAAGCTACTTTATTATCTTGGCTTTCAAATACTTTAAGAACTCCCATCCCGGTGACAAGTGCGTCTCTTAACACTGTAGCAACTTTATCATAAGCTTTTGTTTGATAAAACTCACCTTGAATAAAATTATTCAATTGTTTTGCTAGTCTACGCTCTTTATAGTCACTGTTATCTGTTAAGAAGACTGGGGAAGGTTTACTTTGTGATATTTTAGATACCACCGTGTCAACACAGGATTGCACCAAGTTAAAAGTAGGACGATCAACCGGCAGACCTGTTGTACCAGCGTCCATCTTATTCATATTGTTACCAATAAAATTAAACAAAGACTGGTTGCCATATAACCTGGCATAAAGCGCTGTAGTCCTATATCTATAGGATTGTGCGTCTTTAATAGCGTTCGCTGTACTTAGAAGTTGGCCAGCTTTCTCTTTTTTATCTGTAGTTAGCCACCACTGGTATATTTTCTTTTGATTGAAAGCCTTATTAGAAGTCTTTGCAATCACTACGTTAGATCTTTGTACAGCAGATACTTTCATAGTGTTAACCTATAGTTCTCTGATTGGGGTCTTCTGTTGGATCCATAACTGAATACATTAAAAGCTGCTCTTGAGTTAGTGAATCAGAAGAATAATCGTCAGCAATTGGAGAAGATGGATCCTCAGACCTAATTGTTTTCCTTAGTCTTTTCCTAATGACAGGGGGCTCTTCAGAGAGAGTGAACTCAAAATCCACCCCTTTGAAATGCTTTATTCCAGCACTACGACAAGCTGAAGCCAGCTTCTTAAGTGCCTTAATGTCTGGTAACGTCATGTTTACCTCATTGAGCGTTTTGCTCGTCTACGAATCTTGTCGACCATACTTAGGTCATTTTCGTCCTCTTGTTTGTGTCCTAAATCGCTCTTGTTGTGATCGGTCATTTCTTCTAGAGCAGAAGCTTCAGGATATGCTTCGCGGCGTCCTGCTTTGAAGTTTAAACGATTTTCATAATTCATTGTTTCTTCAGAGTTAGATGCAACATCTGCCATGTCTTCATCAGCCCTTTGTCTTTTATTTCTAATGGCTTGAGCTACCGAAATTTCATCATGCTCATCATCGTCAACCATACCACCATCAGCATATTTAACAATGCCATCGTGAGCATAAGAGTCCATTGGTTCTTTTTGATGTAACATATCCATTTCTAACATATCTTCATCATCTTCACCAACGTGATGTTCTTGAGTTGCACTTAATTCTGATGCGTGTTTACGAGAACGGGCATCTAGCATCCGCATTTCTCTTTCATCCATGACATCGTCAATAGTAGTTTCTTTTTCGTCACGAAGATCTACTTCTCCGCCTTTAGCAAACATGCGTCCATGTTGACGCAGCATATCTTCGTCTCTTTCTTTATCTTCGTCGTCGATACCACTCATGTGCTCGTAAGTTGCTTCAATTTCTTCTAATCGGCTAGGACGATGACCTTTCATCATTTCCATTTCTCTTTGGTCTTCTGCTGAATCTATAACTGCATGATGTTCTTCATTTGCTGTAATTTCGCCACCTTTGGCCTTTTTAGGAAATTTTGCTCCGGCCTTACGTGCAACATCATATGCTATTGCTAGTGATTGCTTTTGTGGTTTTCCTGCATGAATTTCAGTACTTACGTTCTTTGAAAAGGCTTTCTTTGAACCTTTATGAATTAGTGGCATTTTTCAATCTCCTAAAATTATTCTTGCTCTTCGTGGGGAGCTTCGTCATGTGGCATAGATTCTAACATTTCAAATGCTGCTTTGAATGCTTTAGCCATACCCTTAAAATCTTTCTTATCAACCGCGGCACAGAATTCTTCCATCGCAACTTCTATACCTGTTAAATCTTCCGGAGTATCCTTTGCCGCTTCTTCGTCAGGCCTTCTATTAACTACTATCATGCCTGTGTCTTTACGCTTTTCGGGCATTAAAAATGGTAGCATCGGAAAATTACCTCTCTAATATAGGATATTGTGACTCGTTAAGTGGTTTATTAGAGGTTTTTAGTGGTTATTAGTTAATAATTGAAGGATTCTTGCTCTTTTCTAAGGCCTTCCAATGTTGCTTCAAACATCTCTGTTTCTTGCTCTTGACACCATTCCTTGGAACCTACTGCTAGCTTTGGTTTAGGCGCTACATAAGCATAAGCCGGCGATAACTTAAATGAATATAATACTGCGTCTATAATATCTGAGTGATATCGATCAGATACCTTAATTTTATCCGGTGTAGATCTTTCTTTATCAATTTCAACCAGATACGAATCTTGAGCAAATTTAGACCCTGACTTTGCCTTAAACTTGCCAGTTCTTAATGCATCATTTAGCAGAGCTATATTTTCCATTTTTCTAGTCTTTTCAGCAGCTTCTACAGGTATGGTATATCTACGTCTTAATTCTTCAGCAATTTTTTTACCTAGACCACCTTGGTCAATAACCATTTTAGACACATCATATCGTGTTCTTAGATCTTCTATTTGTTTAACCAACTCTGTAATTCCCTGTTGTGGAACGACTATTTCTTCTACCAGATAAGTTGTAGGATCGTGTTCTGCCCACGCTAATACTGCGATAGCATCTGCATCATCAAATCCTAAGTCTATTCCCATGACATATTCATATCGAGGTTTATCTAAATCTGTATAATCATTTAAACTTTGACTATAGTGAACCAGTAGTGAATTACTATCATTAGTCCATTTACCAAAGAACTCCCTTTGTATTGACGGGTCTGATATTGGAACTCCTCTACGCTTTAGTTCTCTATCTAGCATCTGTTGGTGTGTCAATTTTGATTTAGTTGTTAAGAATGGATTGTCAAAGAACGTCCAAGCATATTTACTCCAGTTTGGAGATTTAACTGCACATTCATGGAAATACCCCGTAGGAATAGCCCCGGGGGTGCCTATTAGGTTCAAGGTTCCAGCGTGGTCCATTAGGGCGGGTGAAAGGACATCATCTATCAGCTCTTTAATATAGGTTCTAAATGATTGTGCTTCGTCAATATACACTAGTTTAAGTGCAAGTCCTCGAAACTTTTCAATTTCAGAGGAGTCTTTGGCACCAGATAAATAGATTATGGATCCATTAGGAAAAGTCATTGATAATTCTGATAAATTACCAATACCACCTAATTTATAGTTCTTATTTAAATCATTGACTTCTTTCCAAATAATCTTCTTAGCGTTATTTCTACTTAAAGTAACATAAAGTGACACAGTATGTGAATTGTTTAATGCCGTATTAACCAGGTCAGCAGCACAGGCGGTCGTCTTTCCTGATCTTCTTGAGCATACTGCGACTTTCGTTGGAGATGAGTCACTTACAAATGCGAGTTGTTTATCAAACAGGTGCTTTGTTATGTCAAAGGCTGTTTTTTCCTTT